GCTTCAATAGCTCTACGTTTTGCAACATAACTATCTTCTAGTGTAGCACCTTCCCACTTCATCCAGTCATCATTAGGAAATAAAGCATCCATGTAATTAGCATGTAAGTTATCTCTAATTTGAGTTAACTTAGGTAGGGTAGTTTTATTTTTCCAAGGGAGTTTAGAATTAGAAGTAGTTGAAGTATCAGTAGCAAAGATATAGCTACGGAGTTCTCTCCATTCTGCTTCTTTACTTTCTCTTTGAATCCACCATTGATTGTACAGCTCAGCAAGGTTTCTTGCCATTGTATCTGCATCTATAGCTTTTTCAAATTGTGCGACTCTGCCTGCCATATGTATTCCTTAGAATGTTACTCCACCAAATCTGGAGTGTGTCATAACGTTTTTACTTAAATAACTAATATTGTTTCTGAGTTTTGGTACTAAAGATATTGAAATAGCATTAGCCATTGCATCTTTAATATCATCATGAGGTGGATGTGTCATAGTTAGTTCTTCTTCAAGAGGTTGACAATTGCCACCTTTGTAATGCCACATCTGTTGATTGTGATATTTAGGTTCTAGTATTGCATTAATACGTTGTCGTTTATCTCCCATGTATCTTGTGGGTCTAAACTCATCTATTACTAATGGAATACCATTAGGTCTAAGATAACTGTCTTTAAGTTCTTTAACAATAGTTTGTTGAGCTACAGTAATTTCTGCTCGTATCTTTCTAAAACCCCACTTCTCCCAAGCTCGTAGAATATGTTCATAGTATTCTACAATCCTATCAGTTTTAAATCTGTCAATATCTAATACGTAATAATTAGCTTGATGGTCTACACCTACAATAACTAATGCAGTACTATCTGCTTGTTTACGTAAGGAGAATGCAAAGTCAATTGCTGCATAAACATTTAACTTTCTATCTCGTATATACCAATCCCCTTCTTTATTTTGTAATACACTTCTATCATAATATTGAAAGTTATCTGTAGATATATTTGCAGTTTCTTTACTATTAGGGTCATTGTAATACTGTGCAAAGAACTGGGTCTGGTCAATATACTTAGCTCTGATTCTTGCTAATTCTTTTGCATCAAATCCAAAAGCTTTACCATCTTTTCTTTTTTGTTTAGCCCAGAGAAACTCACCATCTTTTTCTACTACTCTTTGAAACAATTCATATACTGGTTCTTCTGATTCTAGGTCGCCATCTTCATCATACAAGGATTCTTTCATGTTAACCATAGTATCATAAATATCCCTAGGATGATAACGGGTACCAACCACCCACTCGAAAGCTCCAGGATTCTCAATAGAAGCGAGTTGGGAATATGCCGAAGAAACTTTATCTCGCCCTTCTTCCGTATACGCATTACCAGGAACAACAATGTCATCAAGAACAACAATATCAGCGTGAAATCCAGTAGTATTAGAAGTAAGCCCAACGGCTTTAACAGTAGCGTCTCGAACACCTTCTTCCTTTCTTCTTGGATGGTCTACTGCTATCTCAGCAACAGCCCATCGTTCACGTTTACCTTCCTCTGGATTAATCATTTCTGCCCAGTATCGTCTATAGATAGGGCTATCTATAATATTTTTAATAGCATACAATTGTTTTTCAGCAAGGTCTGCTGTTGCAGATACATAAAGTATTGATGTTTCAGGATGCTTAGTAATCCACCATGCAGTTCTATAAGCTATTAACTTAGACTTCATATGTCCACGAGGAAGTAATACTAATTGATTAGCTTTAGCATCTTGCCTTTGCCACCATTGTATTAAGTCTTCATGTATAGCACCCAGCATTAAATGCGGAGCTACTAATCTTATAAAAGTTAGTAAGTCATTTTCTGCGGCTTCTCTGATTTGGTCAATCTGAGTCATTATGTTTTCTTTTTTTGTTTCTTACCCCAGTTGTTTTGCATATCTTTATATGCTTGAGTACTTATAGTACTATTTTTTTTACTTCTGGACTTTTTTGCTTTCCTACGTTTATTAATGTTTTCTACTAAACTCATTACCACTTCACCTTATGCGCCCAATAGCGAGCACTTAGTTTACTTGGATTTGGGTCCTGAGCATTGTGTCTAGCATAATAAGATTTTTTACGAGCTTTATCTTTAGCTGATGATGGATTCTTACCAGCACCCCGTACACCCTGCTGTCCAAATCTAATAATCTTTTCTTTACCATTAGCACATGCTTTAACTATATGTGATTTAGTTTTATGCCCTGGTGTGCGTTTAGGTTTATTACATGGCATATCTTTTTTACTTACAGGTTTAGTAGCCATTACTTAGCTATTCCTTTCATCTTTTCAAAAGTTCTTAACCCTGCCATACCTAACATAGCAAAGGTTAACTCTAATAAAATGTCATGGTCTATTGTAGGAATAGGGCTTGTTACACCATCTAATCCGTCTACATAAACTACAAGGGGGTGTCCTACAAATAACCAGAAGATACCTATAGCACATGACCAACCTATCATTGGTCGCCAGCCTGCAACAAATACAGACCTATGCTGTGCTTCTACTTTATTAATTTCTGCTTGTGCTAGATTAAGTTTACTAGCATTATCAATTAAAGCTTTTTCAATTTCTTGTTTAGCTTTTTCTGCACCAGCTTTATCTGGTATAATCCTATCTAATACTGGTCCTATTAATGGAAGGATTGCTTGTAACATTTATTTCCACCATTTTAATTTATTTATTAAATTTGTAAGTCTTACTTTATTTACTCGAACAGTTGTGTCTAACTTAGGCATTACCCATTTTCTAAGTAATACTTCCCAAACTACAACAACAACTACTGCTACAACTAATACATTCATATTAACTCCTTATCAGTGTAATGAACTTAATATAACAGCTACTGCAATAGCACCGAAGCCAGCCATAATACCCCAGATTAATCTCCATAACATCATTTCAATACGGTCTAGTCTATGATGTATTGTGTCATATCTTTCTGCACAAAGTTTTTCGTGAGCAACTAATTCTTCGTGTGGTGTCATGTTATTCGTCCGCTGGTTCTGGTTCGTTACCTTCTGCTACCCATTCTAGGTATTCTTGGTAGTCTGTGTTAGCTTCATCAAATGGTATGATTGCACCATCAGATATTCTTTTAATTATTGTTGTATCTGTTTGACCTGTGATAATATCATTTACTTTTTTATACATATTATAGCTCCGCACTTATAGAAATTTTTTGAGGAGGTGAGGCAACAGCATCAGTATCAAAAGTATACCAAGCACTATGACCAACTGTTAATCCAGAAGTTTCTAAATTAAATTGACATCTAT